AAACGCAGCCGCGACGATGGATGGGACGCGACCATCGCCCTGCCGAAGCAATCCGGATCGAAGAAGCGCGACTGGAACGACCTGCACCAGCTCGACAAGCTGTCCGACCAGGATATCGAGGAGTACCGCTACCTCGGCGCCCTGGTGGCCGCGCCGAGCGCCGCCGAGAAGGCGCGGCTGATCTACGGCCGAACCAGCATGAGCCAGTTCGCTTTCGATTTCGAGAGTCGGCTGTACTGGTTCAAGGTGGATCTCGATGCGCTGACCCGCGAAATGGATGCCGTGCGCCAGGCGCACGATCAGTGGCCCGAGGACGAGATCCGCGACGAGGCGATGTTGAAGGCAGGCGTGGTCACGAACATCGCCACATGCCTCCCCACCGTCCTCTACTACCAGGCTAACGCGGCCACCGACGAGGCCTGGTACTACTTCCGCGTGGCGTTCTCCCACGATTCCGATCCGGTCAAGAACACGTTCACCAGCTCCCAGGTGGCGTCCGCCGGCGAGTTCAAGAAGCGCTTGCTGGCCGTGGCGCCGGGCGCCTTCTACACGGGCACCAACGGCCAGCTCGACGCCTACCTGAAAGAGCAGATGCACCGCATCCGCAGCGTGCAAACCATCGACTATGTGGGCTACTCGAAGGAGCACGAATGCTACGTGTATGGCGACGTGGCCGTGAAGAACGGCAAGCGGCATGCGCTCAATGACGAGGATTTCTTCGACGTGGGCCGGCTGTCGATCAAGACCATCGGCGGTTCGGCCGGCCTTTCGATCAACACCGAACTGCAGAAGATGAGGCGGGACTGGTTGGACCTGCTGTGGCGTGCGTTTGGCGCCAAGGGCATCGTGGCGCTGGCCTTCTGGCTGGGTTCGTTCTTTGCCGACCAGATCCGCAAGGGCGAGGCGATCAACCAGAAGAGCTTTCCGTTCCTGGAGATCGTCGGGGAGCCAGGCGCCGGCAAATCGACGCTGATCGAGTTCCTGTGGAAGCTGTGCGGACGGCGTGACTACGAGGGGTTCGATCCCTCGAAATCCTCGCTGGCCGCACGGGCGCGGAACTTCGCCCAGGTGGCGAACCTGCCTGTGGTGCTGATCGAGGGCGACCGGGGCGAGGACGGCAGCAAGGTCAAGGGCTTCGACTGGAACGAGCTGAAAACGGCCTACAACGGCCACGCCACGCGCGCACGGGGCGTGAAGAACGCGGGTAACGAAACCTACGAGCCGCCCTTCCGCGGCACCGTGGTCATCAGCCAGAACGCCGAGGTCAACGCCAGCGAGCCGGTGCTGCAGCGGATCGTCCATCTCTACTTCGACCGGGCCGGGCAGAACGCCGACACGTTCGCCGCTGCCCGCGCGCTCGAGCAGATGCCCGTGGAAGACGTGTCCGGCTTTCTGCTGGCCTCGATTCTCAAGGAGAAGGACATCCTCGGCGGCTTCGTCGCACGCATGCAATGCCACCAGGACGTGCTGCTGCGCACGCCAGGCGTAACAACCGCTCGCCTGGCGAAGAACCACGCCCAGGTGATGGCCATGGTTGACGCACTCGACATGGTGTTGCCAGTGCGCCCCGAGTATCGCGACGCCGCGCTGCGCCAGCTCGTAACCATGACCGTCGAGCGCCAGCAGGCCATCGCCTCCGATCACCCGCTCGTGCAGGAATTCTGGGATCTGTACGAGCACATCGAATCAGCCGACGACGACCACGCCGTGCTGAACCACGCGCGAGGCAATGGCCTGATCGCCATCAACTTGCGCCATCTCGAACAGGTGGCAAATGAGCGCCGCCTGAGCCTTCCGCCGCTGGCCGATTTGAAACGCGTGCTGAAGACATCCCGGCACCGCAAGTTCATCGATCTGCGGGTCGTCAATAGCGCGATCAATGCGCGATTCAATTCCGAGCATCTGCATCTTCCGAAACGTCCCAGCGCTGTGAAGTGCTGGGTGTTTGAAGATCGCTTGGGGAACAAAGGAGCGTGAGTATGTCTTCGATCGAAACAAGCCTGTGTGCGGCCAAAAGTATCCGGGTGAATCCCGTGCGGTTCGCCGCTATCGATACAGGGCTTGTGTACGCCGTGCAGTCTGTGGAAATCACGACGCACGACGGCAATTGCATGAGAATCTCCATCCATCTGGAGGATGGGTGCACATGTTTGCAGGCAGGGGAGGCGGTAAGCATTCCCGCAACCTTGGCTGCGGAGGACGCGGAATGACTGCTTTCCTCGTTTGCATCGTCTCTCACGCCGGCATCCGCGTGGTGTACAGCGCCCTCGCCCGCACGCGCCTTGATGCGCAGTTCGACGCCCTCGACAAGCTGACAGAACCGCCCCGCTACTGTTGTGCGCATGCGATTGGGAACGCGTCATGAACAGGCCGATTGTCACTGAGGCGCAATTGCGCCACGCGCACCAGGTGCTGCGGATCGTCACGCCGTTTGAGGGGATGTCGGACCTGCTGCGGAGGGCGGTTGCGGCGGCGGCTCGGGCGATGGCGGTGCGGGGGCGTTCGCAGATGCGTGAGACCGTGGCAGATTTGAAGCGGCGGGCTGGCGGGGATTTTGGGGAGTGAGGGGATGGCTGAAAGCAGCAACGCAATTTCATCCGAACTTGTCGACCAGATCGCCCTTGCAGTCGCGGAGCATGTGAACGCCCCTGTTCCGCTCAATGTGGCGCTATGGAACGTCGAGAGCATAGCCAAGTACCTCATGCGGTCGATCCGCGTGGTGCGGGAGCGCATCGTTGTCCAGACCGACTTCCCGGCGCCGATCCGGATCCCCTCGATGCAATCTGGCAGCAATGAACTGACGCAGGCGACGCCGCTTTGGGAAGCCGCTGAGGTCATCGCCTGGGCCAGGTCGTACAAGCAGCGCGCAAAGCGCACTGCTCGCCATGCCTCACCCCAGACGCTCCGCGATGCTTGAAGCCGGCTCGTTGTAGTACGTGAGCAGCTCCTGGATGTTTGTGTGCCCGGTCATCCTGGCCAGATCCAGTGGCTGCAACTTTTTCGCCAGGCGCGTGATGGCTTCGTGTCGCGTGTCGTGGAACGTCAGGCCGGCGATGCCGGCCTTTTCTTTTGCCTTGCGAAACAAGGCGTCGCGGCTGGCGGCGGACAGATTGAACAGTGGCTTGCCGTCGTCCACGGCCGGCAACATCCGAAGCAACTCCACCGCCCTGGTCGACAACGGCACGTTCCGAGCGCCGCCGTTCTTCGTCAGCGGCAGATGGGCCACACGGCGTTCATAGTCGACGGTACGGCTGGTCAGACCGAGCATTTCTCCGGACCGCATGGCGGTCTCGATCGCCAGCAGGAAAGCGACGGCCACACGCTGGGAAGGTAGGGCTACCGGCAGCCCTTCGACATATCCCATGGCAGCGGTGAGCAGGTCGATTTCCTTGGCGCTGATAAGCCGCGTCCGGGGCGGATTCTCCGGTGGTCGGCGGACGTCTTTCATTGGATCTCGCACCAGCCAGCCCCATTCCTTGCGGGCAACTTCCAATGCGTGGGAGAGCAGCGACATTTCGCGAGAGACAGAGGAACCGGAAACCTCACGCACGCGGGCATCACGCCAGGCAGCGATATCGGCCGGCTGCAGGTCGGCCAGGCGGATGTCTCGGAATTGGCGGCCCGCGATCTTCTTCCTGCCGATCACCTCGAGGCGCAGCTTTTCCCATCGGGCGCCCCGCTTCTGAGGGCTGACGCTGCGCTGATACTCGTCCAGGACATCACCGACGGTGCAAGTCTTGCTGCCCAACCCTCCGGCAATCGACCGGATCTCGGTTTCGCGCTGCGCCGCCCATGCCTGGGCCGCTGCCTTGGTTTCGAAGGTGCGGTCGTCTCGCTGACCGCCAATACGGATCTGGACTCGCCAACCCGTCGCCACTTTTTGGATAGATGCCATGCACCCTTGCCGCGGGGAGTTCGCGGGGAAAATTCGGGGAGCGCGGGGTGATTATATAGTGGCGTGTAGTGGTGCGGCGTGGGTCGCGAATCGTCCGCAAACCGTTGCTGGGATTGGGATTAGGGGTGTTTAGTGGGGGATAGTGACGTGCGGTGTATTCGTCACAAAAAGGGGAAGTGGTGCGAGGGAGGGGACTCGAACCCCTACACCATTGCTGGCGTCAGGACCTAAACCTGGTGCGTCTACCAATTTCGCCACCCTCGCGGTCCTTGGAAACGGCTTCGGAAAACAAAAAA